TGTCAGGTCTGGCAGCGGTGCCGGGCTGGCAATCCAGTCCTGCACTTTATCGCGCACCAGCTGCTTGGTGGTCTCTGTTACGTTCGTTACCCGGGTCGCGGCATGGGTGCCGGCCCAGTCCAACGCGGCCTGGTTGACCAGCCCCCAGTAACCGCCGACATCCACCTGCGCAGCCAGATCATCATAGGCATCCCGCGCAACCCCGGAAGCCATCCTGGATATCAGCGGCAGCAGGATCATAAGCATAAGCGAACCCTCTTTTCTCCAAAAAGCCTCATCGAAGATGGAGGAGACGCCTGCTTCTGCCTCCAGCTCAGCAGTCAGCCGCTGCAGCTGGCCGGACAGAAAGTCCTCTATCTCCCTTTCCGCCTCAAGCTCAGCCGCGTCACGGTCAAACCGTTTGGTCTCGTGGCCCGGCAGGCTTTTCTGGTCTGTTTGCACGACCGCCGGAACGTCAAACTGGGCCAGGCCACGGATGAACACATCCCCGCCGCGCACCGCGGGCAGGCCGACCCCCCGGCGGTAGTCGTTGACGGTCAGCGCGCCAGCACGCAGCCCGTCCGCATAGCGGCTCCATTGCTGGTTGATGTCCTCTTGCAGTCCGGCCACCCCGGAGAAGTCCCAGACAGCCCGCACCCCGCCGCCGAACTCAGGCGCCAGGTCGTTGTTGATCACGTCATCGTAGTGCTCGTACAGCCCGAGCAGCACGTCCTGCCACCAGGATTTGCGCGCCTGCTCGTAGTTGCTGTAGGTCGACCGCTCCAGGCCGATGGCAGCGCCCACCAGGATCGGCGGAACGCGTAGCGCCATGCAGATGCGCGCCTCGTTACGGCTGTCCAGCGCCTCGAAGCCCATCTCGCCGAAAGTCAAACCGGTGCGCGTGTAGGTGGCGTTTTTGTCCAGCACGGCCGGGGCCAGCCACTGCTGATGCCCGCCATAGCGCATCATCCAGCGTTTGCGGATCGTGGTGACGTCATCACTGGTGAGCTGCTGATCGGAGGTCAGCACCCCGGCGGGCATCGCGCCGCGCTCCCAGAACAGCTTGATGAAGTCTGTCGTGGAGTTATCCACGTCTCCAGCCCGGGCCGCCACCGCAGCAGGCGGCCAGCCGCCATACATGTTAAGCGGGTCGAAGCTCTTGAAGACCAGGACGTCTTCACGCGGCAGCAGGACAGGATCATGACCGGGCACTTCGTACCTGTAACCGCCGATCACCTGGGTTGAGGAGCGGATCGGCTGCGTCCAGTCAGGACGCATCGGCCACAGCCCGACCACCCGTCCGGCTTCGCTGCGCTCCTTCTCGTAATAGGCCACGCCGGCCAGGTACTGGTAGATGATCACGGACTGCCAGAAGTCAAACTCGGTCATCTCCGAGTTCGGCCTCTGGAGCAGCTGCTTCAACGGGTGCTGCTCGAGGATCTTGCCCGTTTTGCTATCCTGGATGTCCATATGCACCTGGCTGACGGTCAGCGCGGTGCGGTCGATGCAGGCGAAGATCAGCTCGTTTTTACGCCAGCCCTCACGCGCCAGGGCCGAGAACTTGGTGCCAGCATAAACGGGCTTCCCCTCGTCCCATGGGTTGAGCAGGGTTGAGACGACCGCCTTCCTGCCAAACAGTCTGCCGATGCGATCAAAGATAGTCATGCGTAGATACCTCCAAGTACCGATCCGCCCATCAACTCCGTATAAGCCCACACTTTCGCGTCCAGTCGGTTGGGGCTGGGATCGCCTGGCAGCCATAGGCAGAGCTCGTTCTCCAGCGCGGGGAATGTCCCGACGTGGTGGTCGCGCCCCTGCTCGGCGATGGCGCTGATTGGCTCGGCCCGGGTTTGCTTCCCACGGCTCGCCCATACCAGCCGGACGTTGACGGTTGGATCAACCTGCCGGATCACCAGCTCGACCATCTCGCCGCCGTTGTTTTTCTCGGCGACCAATACATCAGCCCGCGAGCGGTGATAGGCTGCCACCGCCGCCCGGGCCCATGCTTCAGGGCTGCCCTGCAGGCTGTCATCAGCAAGGGTGTAGTAGTGGTCACCAGCACGGCCGGCGGTGATGATACCGGCCTCGTCGCCGCCGCTCGAAACGCTGGGGTCCACCGCTACCACGATGCGCTCCAGCTCAGGGCACTTGATCAGACGATCTCGGTCGATGTTCGCCCGCATCCAGAGCGCGCCGGGGGCCTCGTCAACATCCTCTGCCAGGATCTCCATGCGGTAGGATAGGGTCGTCATATCCCCGGTGATCTCGTCCAGAGCCGTCTTGGATATGTAGGGGTTATCCAGGCTGGTGAAGTGAAAGGCGGCCCAGCGCCCGGTCTCGTCCTCTTGTGCAGCCCTGAACATCTTGGCTGCGTGCAGAGGATCGTTGGCCTTGTTCACCGACCGGGAGTGCAGCGAGGGTGGCGTGTACACAAAGATGGCGTCGCCATCGTGATCAAGCATCATCGGCGCGCCAACCAGATTCCAGGTATCCTCGTTCATCAGCTGCCACTCGTCCAGGATCAGCAGGTCGGCATAGTCCCCGCGCAGTGTATCCGCGTTCCAGCATGTTTTCGCACGGATGCGCTGCTCGGTGCCGCGCAGCTCGATCAGGTGCTCCGTTTCGTTTTTCACGAGGACACCTGCCTTGATCGGCTCAGCCAGGGCGCGGGTGACCTCAGTCCAGAAGCGGCCGACCTGCTCTGTGGTGGGCGCGCCATACAGCACGCGGCCGCCGGACAGAAACCGCTGCACCGCCGCGATCGATACCCCGACCGTTTTGCCGCTGCGCCGGCCGGCCCGGACGATTCTCCGCTTTGCCGGGCTGTCGATGAACGCCATCTGGCTGGCGTGGGGCTTAAGGAGGCGCACACGATACTCAGGCATCATCATCGCCGCCGTTCTGCTGGTTCTCATACACCACCCGCAAGGTGATGGGTGAATTAATGTCAGCATCTACCTTCGTGTTCTGTGTAGGCTTGCCGGCTACGCGGTCAAGTATTTCTATCTGTGCCTTATGTTTGATGTTTTCGTTACGTGACTTCAGTCCTGCACCAAGACCACGGGCAGCTTCTTCTGCGTAATCCTGCAAAATCAACATGGCACGAAGCCCGGCCTCAGTTTTCAGACGAACAGCAAGGCTGTTCAGGTAGTCACGCTCCTCTTGCGGCCATCCGTAAAATGTGGATTGCGAAAAGCCAGCATCCTCAACAGCTTTGTTGTTGCTGGTTGTTTTACTGCGTGCGAATACATACTGAATTTTCAGATCACTATCCAAACTCTCTATTTCCGCACGCAAATTACCCGTTTTCACCACGATTCCTTATTATTTAACCGCGACTTTGCTCCATTATCTTTTTCCATTCGTTCCCAATCGTCCAGATCATAAATAATCACCTTGACCAGCCTTTTGGCCGCCTGCACCTGCGAAAGCGGGGTCAGAAATACATTGGCATCCTCGCCCGCGCCCAACTCAAAGCGCGGTGAGCCATCCGCCATTGTGCGCACTCTAACTATTTCAGCATCGAAGATTGCTACAGGATCGGGTGTGCTCATAATCCCTCCGGTGAGGGGCATTGGCAAACGGGGAAAGGAGAAAAGCCCGCCGCCCCCCACCATGCAAAAGGAGATACAATAATGCCTTCAGCCTTCCAGTTTATCATCCACTTTGTCGCGCCATTCTTCGATGTCCTCCAGCCTGCACTCGTGTGATGCCGTGCGCTCCTCCAGTACCCTAATCCTGTCCTCCAGGCGGTACAGACCGCCAAGCAACTTGGCCAGCGTTTCGGTCACACTAATCGGCTGGAGGTTGTCATCCATCGTTGAACCTCGCCAGCCTCTCTTCCATCAGCCTGATGCGTTCGGTCAACTCGCGGTTGGTTATCCTTAGGTGTTCTTGCTCTTCATGAAGTTCGCGGTTAGTCTTCATCAGGCGCTCGTTTTGCGCCTTCAGGCGTTTCAGCTCGGCTTGTAGATCTTTGTTCTCTGACTTTAGCTGTTCGATGATGACCTCCCTGGCGCCAAGTTCCGCTTCAAGCTTTGTCACGCGACTCTCAAGACGCTGCATCTCCTCCGTCCAGATCTGCTGCAGGACCTTATACTGGTCAGTTTTGTTTTTGCCGCGCCCGAACAGGCCGGCAACAACAGCCGTAAGCGCCGATGATCCCAGCGCGGCTATGACAACGGCGGCGATGACGGCTGGCCAGTCCATCAGTCCACCAGGTCGTGCAGCAAGTTTGCACCGCCCCCGGCTACAATCGCGGTCAGCGCCTGCCCGATCAGCACGTTGGGGATATACTCAACAAACAGGTTGACCCCGGATAGCCAGACCAGCAC